TCGTCTATGCAGATCAGGTCGCTCACGCTCACCGAACGCCCCTTGTATGTCTCCGGCGGTGTCAGATTGAAGTATTCATATATGTCGTCAAGGGTGTTGAATATCCCCTTGCCGTTGCCCCATGCTGCCCGCTTGTAGTCAGTGATGTTTACGCCACCGACCTTTTCTGCGAAGTCATACGACATGAACGCATACTTGCAGTTCTCGATGTCCTTTATCTGATATATCTCAAAATACATAGCTTACCTCCTTGTGTTTTTATCAATAGTGAGTTCGCCCGTATATTAGTGAGGTCGTTAGCGCATCCTCTATGGTTAAGTTATGCTGTGTATGCTCTTCTTACAGCGTCCATGTTTGAGTATTTAGTTCTGTAGCCACGCTTTACCGGCGCAGGGCTCATGTACCAAGCCTGTTTTTTGCCGCTCCATCTGAAACCAAGAGCCTTGAGCACATCTTTGTGATCTCTTGTGTTGCCGGTTACCCACAGCCAAGTTCCGATCAGTTCCGCTTCAATGTCTTTTGTGTTGTCCAGAGCAGCCACAAGCTCGTCCGTGATCCTGTCCTCAGCATCTGCGGTCTCTGTAAGGTATGCCTCGACATCAAATGTGTCGATATTGTCCGATTCCTCTGTATCCTCTTCCGGCTCGTCCTCAGGATCCGGCTCAATGCTCTCGTCAGCTTCTTTGATTGCTTTGGCTTCGATGCTCTCAATGTATGCTTTGAGTTCTGCAATCTCTGCTCTCAGGTTCTCTTCGCACTGTTCGCTGACTCCCTTGTACACCGAATATTCACCCATCAGGGCAGAGTGTCTGTCCTTGAGTTCCTCAAACTCGCTCTTGAGTGCTCCGTACATGCTCTTGTACTTGTTGTCAGGATCGCCTGATGATTTGCCCATTATCGCATCAATTACAGTGTCGTCCTTGCCTCCGTCTGTTCTTACAGGGCACATGATCCAGCGAACTGTATCTTGTGTCATTCTGAGCATGTATGGTGCTTTATCCGTACACTCGATGATCCCGCCATAGTCCTCTGCCGGATCGATAAATGCTGTCCTGACCATTACACCAACACTATCCTCGCTGACAACGAATCTCGCAAATCCACCATCAACGCGCCTTGCGTAAGGCGTAGCCTCCATGTCGTGCGGGAACTCCTGACCGAATATTCTCTCAGGATCTTTTATCCCGCCACCGTCGCGAACCTCAAACTGATTCTTTTTCAGAAACTCGATTCCCTTGCTTTCCCCGTCAGCGACCGGAACGAAGCATGGCGAATCCTTTACAAAGCACTCGTCATAAACTACCGCAGGAAGTGAGATTCCGCAGTATGCGTTGACGACATAAACTGTATCGCCCTGTCTTGTGATAAAAAGTCTCTTGGTGTCTTTCAACGCCTTAATAAATCCCTTGAATGTGTTCTTCATAACCTTAACCATCCTTTCATAACCAAATGTCTCACTGAGCCGTAATTAGCTCATCAAGCGGCTGTCTCGCAGCCGTCTAATTAACCAATTAAAGCATTGTCTCGAAAACGAAAACGAACAGCACCGAGCCGATCAGTGCTGTTGTGTATGCTGCTGCAATAATCATGTTGTCCCTCCTTGTTAACGATAGATTTCAACATAGCCGTTGCTTATCTCTATAAATGTGCCTTCAAGGTCGAAATCCCTGCCGATCGCGTCCCAATCGATGTAGTACGACGGCAGCCCCGTCTTCTCGATCTCTGCAAGCTGTCCGGTTTCCTCGTAGAAGTCATAGGCGACATCGCCCATCGAGCGGCAGTTGTAGTAAACCCTGTAATCACCGGAATCAAGCACACCTATTGCATCGTCAATATCGCCGTAATAGGATATTATCGCCTCAATAACGGACTCGTCTTCTCTCATAGTCTCCAAGACCGCTGCGTAGTAGTTCAGCTGTTCCAGATTGTCGTATTCGCCAACCTCAATGCCGTAGTCGTTCTCATAATCTCCGATAAATGTCTCTTCGTACAGCTCGTTGATCCCGATGCTGTCAAATACCTCGTCGAAGTCGTCACATGGCAGCTCTACCCACTTGCCAACCAACTCACCCTCGTTATACTTGCCGAGATTTCCAATCCAAACATTAAACATAACTTGCCTCCTTGTGTTTCGTGCTCCTGCAAATTCCGAGTTATGCACTCGTTAAGCGGCACTGTTAAGCATTAAAAGTCACTGAGCGTGCTCGCTATATGGGCGAGTTCCTCAGCAAAATCATAGGTATCACTTATCACTTTTGATAAACGGACAGAACGCTTAAGCAAATCGTTATACTCATCCTCGTTACAATCGAGAGCCGTTTCGTAATACGACAAATCCTCGTCTATACCATCCAATCTGCGTTCATATCGCTCGAGCCGGTCGTTAAGCTCTTGCAGAACCTCGTAAACCGTGATTGTCGGGTCAAAGCTGTTATAAATTCTCTTCATTTCGCACCTCTTTTCCGTGTGCCGCTTAATCAGCGCATAACCGTCACACGGGCGTTTCACCCCGCACCGTGTGATAATTAAGCTTGTTGCTGATCAGTCTGTCATTGCAGGCGTTTCCTGGCTTGGTGCGCCGTTTCCTTGCGGAATGGGTTTGATAGATGTCACCGGCAATTTTCGTGCACTATCTCCGCAGTATTACCTACCATACAGACCATATTCAGAATATTCGTTGGAAACATTGACCCATGACACCCGATTGCCTTTTTACAGTGATAGCTTGACACCAGTTCGGTTACTGATGTTTCAGTCTCACTATCCCCAACCTTAACGGCTCTCAAATAGCCTACCAAGTCTCCCGACAGTGGCGGATAAGTATAGCTTCGCTCTGTGTTCACGCTCTCAATATCTCCGTAAATATTCAGTTATCAAAGTACCGTCTTGAGGGCGACAGCCCTACCGAGTGACCAGTTCGGCACTGGGTACACTAATCGGTGTGCACAACCTGTACTCAAAAGAGTCCTGTTACTGCATTACATACCGTGCGGTATGATAAGATTGAATCGGTTCGGGTGAACCGCTTGACTTGACCCTATTGTAGCACATACCGTGCTGTATGTCAAGTAGTAATTTCGGTTTGGTTCAGACTATCCAAGAGGCTTTTCCATATGGTGCTATCGCTTGGTAGGGCGAACCGCTCACCGTGCCTATACTATAACACATACCATGCTGTATGTCAATAGGTAAAATCAAATTGTTCAGATTTCCAAGAACCGCGCCCCGGTGGGCTGTCGCCCTGTCCTTGACGCAGCTACAGGATAACACATACAATGCTGTATGTCAATAGGTTTTTTCAAGTTTTTTCGAAATTCCGGGGACACTTAGCGCCCATATAATGTAGAAAATGCACAAGATAGCAAACAATAAGCGCCAAACATGCACAAGATAGATAACACCAACTTGACAGCATGTAGAAAACGCAAGCACCCTATTTATGAACAAAGCCATGAACCCCGAACCCCGATATTTTACCCGCCACCGTTCGCGCCGGCGACGACAGACACAGCACACGGAAAAAGGAAACGCTTGCGGTCACGTTGACCCCGTGCCGGATAGACGCGCGGACACCCCGACAGCGCGCCCAGTGGGCACTGTACCCACTGGGCAACGAGCGCAACGCCCCTACAAATAAAGAATAGTAGGAAATGTGAGGGGAGGCCGGTGCCCGATCGGGGGCATATAAAGGAAGACAACCGAGCCGACCCGCTCTGTCCCAAGGGCGTTGGTTCACTCTCTACTATATATATATAGGGTTTACATAAATCGACAGGCACTTGAAACGGTTGCGGTACTTGCACCGACCTAACTTCGAGAACAATGAGCACCTTAACGGGTGCTTTTATTGTGTCCACACCAAGTCAGGGCCATTCGTGGGGAAGTATGCCCTCTGCCCAAAAGGGTGGATCTGAGAGAGAAGAGGCCTCAAAAAATTTTGAAAAAATCTGAAAATTTGGAGGGTGAATGGCTGTCAGCTATGTCGAGACATACAACGCTGTTTTGCAGACAGACTACAGCGAATATGTGAAGCATGTATATCGCGGTGCATGGAAGAAGACGCCGTTCCATCGGTTTCTGTGCCGGTATGTGCAGAACTTCGTTGAGCGTGAGACAGACAAGCCGTACGAGATATTGGTTATCACGACACCGCCGCAGCATGGCAAGTCGCAGAGCATAACAGAGACATTTCCTTCGTGGTACTTAGGGAAGCATCCTGACAGGCATGTTATCGAGATCTCCTATAATGAGGACTTTGCTACGAAGTTCGGTCGTTCGAACAGAAGGAAGATAGAGGAGTTTGGCGGTGATGTCTTCGGGATACACATTGCTAAAGACTCGAACCGTGCTGTCGAGTTTGAGATAGCACGTCCTGAGGACGACCCTGATGCGGGCGGCGGCTCGATGATCTCAAGGGGTGTCGGCACGGGTGTCACGGGACGACCGGGCCACCTGATGATAATAGACGACCCTATAAAGAACAAGAAGGAAGCGTACTCAAAGTCGAGACGTGACCTGATCTACGAGGAATGGCTGATGTCGTTCAGAACGAGGCTTCAGCCGGGCGCAAAAGTGATCCTTATCATGACACGCTGGCATGAGGACGACCTTGCGGGCAGACTGCTTGCGGAGGAAGAGAACATCAAGGAGCTTCGCTTTCCCTGCGAGTGCGAGGACGAGGACGAGCCTCTGAGATGGTATGACGAGAACGGCTCGATGCACCACCGGAAGATAGGCGATGCACTCTGTCCCGAGATCGGCAAGGACAACGAGTGGCTGAAAGCTTATAAATCGACGATGGTGTCCACTGAGGGAACGATGACATGGAACGCACTGTTTCAGGGTAGACCTTCAGCAATGGAAGGTAACGTCATACTCCGTGATTGGTGGGCGTACTACGACTCCGGTGAACTCCCGCAGATAAACACATGGGTGATGTCGGTCGATGCAACGTTCAAGGACGAGGATCAGTCCGACTTCGTGGCGATACAGATATGGGGCAAGAACGGGCCGAACTGCTATCTGATAGATGCGGTAAAGAAGCAC